TGCAACAAACATTACAGAACTTAAGGCTGCATGGGATACAAGTGTACTCGGTGATAGCCCTTACTAATAGGAGGCTACTATGGCTTTAAGTAAACTTAGATCCGCTAGTTTTGAAGATACAGCTATATATGGAAACAGGAATCTGATTATTAATGGTGCGATGCAGATTGCCCAAAGAGGAACGAGTGCTGTAGCTGCTAGTGCTAATTATCCGAGCATTGATAGGTTCAAAGCGTGGGGAGGTGGTGATGGTGTATTTACAGTAGAACAATCTACCACTGCACCTGCTGGCTTTACCACATCTTTGAAAGCACAAGTAACAACTGCTGACACAAGTATGGCGGCTGGTCAGTACGCACAACTTAGCCAACAAATAGAGGCGCAAAATCTTCAGCATTTAGAGTACGGTACAAGTGGTGCAAAAACACTTACTTTATCTTTTTATGTGCGTTCTAGCAAAACTGGCTCATATAGTATTACTATTTATAAATCTGACAGCACCGAATATTTGTTTAGTAAAAGCTATACTATAGATAGTGCGGACACTTGGGAAAGAAAAATTATTACTATAACCCCTGATTCTAATATTAAAGCATCTGGCGGTGCTATAGCTAATGATAACGGTATTGGCTTTTATGTTTTCTGGAACTTGGCTGGTGGTACAAATTTTGATGACGCTACTGACAATGCCTGGTCATCTAATACAAGCCATTATCACACAAGCAGCCAAGTAAACTGGATGGATAGCACAAGCAACAATTTTTACATCACAGGCGTCCAGCTTGAGGTAGGCGAACAGGCCACACCGTTTGAGCATCGGTCATTTGGGGATGAGTTGTCTAGATGTCAAAGGTATTATTACAAAACAGTAGCAGATTCGGCTGCTGATGGTTTTGGAAACGGAAACGTAAATTCAACTGTAAGAGTGGATGGTTTTATTCCTTTTAAACAAACCATGAGAGCATCACCAACTGCTATAGAAACAAATGGAACAGCGGGAGATTATCGGGTGAATCAGGGGGGTGCAAATACTACTTGTAATGCAGTTCCTACAATTATTGTAGCAACAAAAGATGGTTGTGATACTAGATTTCATGTTGCAAGCGGCTTAACCGTTGGTAGAGGGGCTGTAATGAGATGTGTAAATTCAGGTGCTTTTTTAGCTTGGAGTGCTGAGTTATGAGTTATTCAATTGTCGATACCGCAGAGGGTGTGACCATTTATGGTGATGGTAAAAGAAGCTGCATTGACACAGATGTAGTTTTCCAAGAATGGTTGCGAAACAACAGGGATAATTTGCCTGATGATATCCAAGCAAAGATTGATGCTGATGAATTAACAATACAGGAGGCTGAATAATGCCATACATAGGAACAGCGCCTTCTAGTGGGCTATTTAAAAAACTAGATAGCATTACTGTTGTTAACGGTCAAGCTGCCTATACAATGCAATACAATAGTGCAAACTTTAAACCTGCTACAGCAGAACAACTTATTGTGTCTGTTAATGGTGTTATTCAAGAACCTGCAAATGCTTATACAGTTAGTAATTCAACTATTACTTTTAGTGAGAACTTAGTAACAGGTGATACTATTGATTTTATTGTAGCATTAGGTGAGGTTGGTAATGCAGTAACACCAGCAGATGGTAGTGTAGATGTTACTAAAATGTCTTCAAGTATAATGAAAAATAATGCAATTAGAGTTAATGATACAGCTTTAGCAAGTGGTGCTAATGTAACAATTGCAGCAGATGAGAATGCTATGGTAGCTGGCCCATTTACTTTAAATGGTGATCTTACTATTAACGGCACGTTCACGGTGGTTTAAATGAGTAAGTTATATGTAAATGAAATAGCTAGTAAAACTGGTACAGCAGATGCTATAACCATTGATAGCACTGGGCGTGTTTTTCAACCAGCTAAACCAATTATGTCTTTGAGAGGTGCATCAACATTTTCTAGTTCCAGCCCCTTTACTACAGATACCGCACCAGATACAGGCGGTGATATTTCGGCAATATCAGATCTAAGAGAGGTTACAGCATGGTCACAAGTACATATAAATCAAGGTGGAATATATGGAAATGATGGAAGATTAACTGCGCCAGTTGCTGGGGTATATCAATTTAGTATATCGTGTAACCGTACTTATTCTCAAGCAAATACATATAGAAGTTTATGGGTTGTTCATACTTCATTAGGCTCATCAACCTGTGAAACTATATCCCATAATTGGACTGCTAACGACTATGGCTGGTACACGCATTGTTTCAATCACATTATGACCTTAGCCGCTAATGACCAAATTTCTGTTGGCGCATATGATGGTTTTTTATGGCATACAGATATAGCTATGGCTCATTTTTCTGCACAGTTAATAGGATAGGAGGAAACAATGGCAAGTGAACTTGGAGTACAAACTATCCAACACACAAACGGCACTAATGCTATGACTATTGATAGCAGTGGGTATGTAAGTATGCCCAATACTACAGAGTTAGACATTTGGGTTAATCCATCAAACATAGTTTTATCGTCTGCATCAGGTGCTGATTTTACTAATCTCCAAAGATGGTCTACCCTTTGGGAAAAAATTGGCACAGGCATGACTGAAAACTCAGGTGTGTTTACTTTTCCTAGTACAGGCAAATGGAAATGCTCTGGAAAACTTTATGCAACTTCAAACGGCACAGCATATTATCATGGTATAAGAGCATTAGTAAGCACAGATGGTGGTTCTAATTATGAAAATCGTGGCATTGCATATCAAGGTGCAACTGCTAATGAATATGTTGATACAACTGTTTTTTCATATCTTGATGTAACTGATATATCAACATTTAGAATTAAGTTTCAATATGAAATGCACTCTGCTGCTACTATATATGGAAATGCAAGCACTTATTTGTTAACTTTTTTTGTTTTTGAAAAGTTAGCGGCAACATAGGAGAATAGGATGACTAGTATATTAAAAGTAGACAACATCCAGAACTCTTCTGGAACTAGTGCGTTAAGCATTGATAGTAGCGGCAGGGTAATTCAAAATCAAAGGCTTTATGTTTTTGCTGATATTAGCCAAACGTCAGGAACAAATGTTTATATCAGTCATAGTATTGGCGACCCGATAAAGTTTGGCGCTGTTATTTCAGGCACTGCATCTTTGTTGAATACATCTACCTATAAGTTTCAAGCCCCTGTCGCTGGTTTGTATATGTTGCAAGTTGCATTACATTCTAACACTGGGCCTTTTCAGACTTCTTTTCATCAAAACGACACAAAACTTGCCGTAAATTTTAATTTAGACAACGAGAGTCAACACACTTCATTTACCTTTAATTGTGCCGCAGGGGATGAGTGTCACATTGAATCAGATGCTGGTGATAATTTTTACAATGGCACTGGTTCACAGCGATATACTTGGGCTACTTGGGCAAAGTTAGTATAGGAGACTGACATGGCACTAACACGAATAACAAATATAAAGCCTTCCTCTTTACCTAGCGGCTCTGTAATTCAAACAATTACAAATTCTTCTACTGGCGTAGCTTCAAATAAAACAAATACAAGCTATGAAGATGTTCCAGATTTTACTGTAACAATAACTCCTACGAGTACATCTAGTAAAATTTATGTATCTGCAAGTATGTATGGGTTTAATGATATAGTAACATCAACAAATACAAATATGAATGTACAACTTTTACGAGACAGCACAGTTTTAGCTACTATGGTTTGTGGCTGTCACACTAGTTCTGGTGGATTGCGAATAAGAGATAGTATAGCTTTTGTTGAATTAGATACTCCAGGAACAACAAGTGCTGTAACTTATAAAATACGAGCATCTACAAGCCATAGCAGTTCTGAATATTATATTTCTTCAGGCGAAATAATTGTTATGGAGATTGCAGGATGAATCAAAATGATATAGCAATAGCAGCTGGTGGCATATCAGCACCCCTGTGGCTACCTGCACTAAATGAATGGGTAGCATTAACAGTAGGAGTACTTTCTATAATTTATTTAGGAATAAAAATTTATACCTTGTGGTGGAAGTAAAATGATCGCAGAAACAATGGCAGGTATAGCTTTAGTCAAAGGCGCTGTTGATGGCATTAAAAGTGCTATTAACACCGCTAATGATGTTAGCGATATAGCTGGTTATATTGATAAATTGTTTGAGGGCGAAAAACAAGTACAACAAAAAAGAAATAAACAAGCAGGTTATAATAATTTTGGTGAGTATGCAGGAGTTGCAACTGAAATAATAGATGCAAAAATAGCACAAGAAAAAATGCGTGAGGTAGCTACTCTTGTAGACTTAAGATTTGGGCCTGGAACTTGGAAAAGTATTGTAGATGAAAGAGCTAAACGATTAAGAGAACAAAAAGAAAAAGAATTAGAAGCAAAACGGCTTAGAATTAAACAACAAAAAGAATTTGAAAATACAATTAAACAAGCAGCAATTGCATTTTTAGTAATTGGCGGTATGATTAGTATAGTAATTTTTACTTTAATTTCAGTAGCTAGAGCGCTTTCTATTTCATAGGAGGACATTATGTTTGAAGCATTTGTATTAGTTTGCCTAATGGGAGATATTGAAACAAAAAAATGTTTAGAAGCAGTAGACACAGAAGGGCCATATAAAACGCAAGAAGAGTGTTTTAAAAGAGTAAATGAGATGATAGATGGTTTTATAAAAACTCAATTGCCTTATCAACCAGCTGCTTTTCGTTGCACAGAAATAAAAGAAAAGGAGTATTTAAGAACATGATACAAGCATTAATTGGGCCTGTAACAGGTCTATTAGATAAATTTATTCCTGATGCAGATGAAAAAGCTAGAATTGCACATGAATTAGCTACAATGTCAGAACGTCATGCGCATGAACTTGCTAAAGGACAACTAGAAGTTAATAAAGCAGAAGCACAAAGCCGTAATATATTCATAGCTGGTTGGAGACCTTTTATTGGGTGGACATGTGGTATTGCTTTGTTTTGGCATTTTGTAGGTTTACCTATTACTCTTTTCTTTGTAAGTTGGTTTGCTGTAGAAATTCCTACGTTACCTGCTTTTGAGATGGAAACACTTATGACTGTACTTATGGGTATGCTTGGTCTTGGTGGTCTTAGAACATTTGAAAAAGTAAAAGGTAAAACAAAATGAATATAGATACACTTAGAAAAGAAATAACAGATGATGAAGGTGTAGAATATTGTATTTATCTTGATCATCTTGGTCTACCTACTTTTGGGATTGGACATTTAATTAAAGAAAGTGATCCTGAATACGGTCAACCAGTTGGAACATCAGTATCAACAGAGAGGGTAAATAGCTGCTTTGAAACAGACATACAAACAGTGTTGGATGAATGTAATAAACTTTATGATGACTTCTACGAATTACCCGAAGAAGTACAACATATAATTGCTAATATGATGTTTAATATGGGTTATCCGCGACTCAGTAAATTTAAAGGTATGAAAGCAGGTGTAGATTCTCGTGATTGGAATCGTGCTGCAGATGAGATGGTTGATAGTCGGTGGTATAATCAAGTTACTAATAGAGCAGAGCGTTTGGTTAAGCGTATGCGTAATATATAAAACGCCCTTATACGGGGAGAAACGTATTTATATATTAAGAGGTTAACCAAATGAGAAACACAGCATATGTAGGTCCATCGATGCCTATTTCAGAAGAAATCGATCAGATGAAATACCGATTACAAGATGAGGATTTTGACGGTAAAATTAAACGCATAGCAAGGGCATTATCAGACGGAATAGAACATCAATATCATTTGGAAGATATCTTAGGCAATATGCGTTTTCTTCCTGCTGGTCGTGTTCAAAACGCTATGGGTAGTCCTCGAATTACTACTGCTTACAATTGTTTTGTATCAGGAGTTATTGAAGACTCTATGAATAGTATTATGGAAAGAGCTTGTAATGCTGCAGAAACAATGAGACGAGGAGGCGGCATTGGGTACGATTTTTCTCGTATTCGTCCTAGGGGCGATCTTATTAAATCTCTTGATTCTAAATCTAGCGGCCCTGTCAGTTTTATGGGCATTTTTGATTCTATCTGTCAAACTATCGCGTCAAGTGGCCATCGCCGTGGAGCGCAAATGGGCGTATTGCGTGTCGATCACCCTGATATTTTTGATTTTATTCGAGCTAAGCGTAATAGTGATAAGCTTACTGGCTTTAACATCTCAGTGGGAATTACTGATAAGTTTATGGAGGCCATATTAAATGAAGATGATGATGGCTTTGATCTTACTTTTGACGGTACTACTTACTCACGAATATCTGCGAGGGAACTGTGGTCTGAAATTATGGAATCAACATGGGACTGGGCAGAGCCTGGGGTATTGTTTATTGATAGAATAAACGACAATAATAATTTATGGTATTGTGAAACAATAGAAGCTACTAATCCTTGTGGTGAACAACCACTCCCTGCTTTTGGTGCTTGTCTTCTTGGTTCATTTAATTTAACTCAATATGTAGAATCAGATGAGTTTGATTATGAACACTTTAAACAAGATATTAAACACGTAGTAAGAGCTATGGATAATGTTATTGATAGAACTATTTATCCATTAAAGGAGCAAGAGGATGAAGCAAAAAATAAACGAAGAATGGGGCTTGGAGTCACAGGACTTGCCAATGCTGGCGAATTATTGGGATACCCGTATGCTTCAGATGACTTCCTTGCTTGGATGGCTACCGTCTTCAAAACTCTCAGAGACGAAACATATAGAACCTCATCTGAACTTGCAGCAGAAAAAGGAGCTTTTCCACTCTATAATGAACAATATTTAGAAGGCGAATTTATTAAATCACTTAGTCATGATGTGTATGCGTCTATTAAAACAAACGGAATTAGAAACAGCCACTTAACTTCAATTGCGCCTACAGGCACGATTAGCCTATGCGCAGATAACGTATCAGGAGGAATTGAACCTGTCTTTAGTCATTACTACGATAGAACTATCCAGACTTTTGAAGGACCAAAAGTTGAACGAGTTGAAGATTATGCTTACTCAATGGGAGTTAAAGGTAAAACAGCTAACGAAACAAACGTACAAGAACATCTTAAAGTACTATTACTTGCACAAGAATACATTGATTCAGCGTGTTCTAAAACTTGCAATGTAGGAGATGATGTTACTTATGATGAGTTCAAACAGGTTTATGTTGATGCCTGGAAAGGCAGGGCGAAGGGATGTACAACGTTTAGACTTAGTGGTAAAAGATACGGTATCCTTAACGAAACCGTGGAAGAAAAAGAGACGGTATCTAGCACGGTTACGCCGTTGGTTAAAGAAGAAGGAACGGCAGAGGCTTGCTTTTTCGACCCGACAACTGGCCAAAAAGAGTGCGCTTAATAATAATTTAATGGAGGGGTAATATGGCAGAAGATATTATTTCTGTTACCGACATTGCAGCAGCAGGGGTTGTTATTGACACCCCTCCTATTGCGCTATCATCTAATGTTTTTACAGATGTTAAAAATGTAAGATTTCAAGATGGTGCAGTTAGAAAAATACAAGGCGAGCTATTATTAAATAATATTACAAGTGATCTTACTGCATCAGGAGAAACATTTGGTAAAGTAAGATATTTTGCAGTATGGGAGAATCCTAATCTTGCACCAACTGGTTGTTATTATATTTGGGTTGTTGATTATGTACGAAATGATATTATTGTAGGTCAAAAAATTTATATTCAAGATCATGAAGGAAATAAACGAGACATAACACCTTCTACATTAACTGATGGTTTTGGTTTTACAACAAATGGTTGGCAACATACTTTATTTAGTGGTGGTTTTACTTTTATTATTAATAACGGGATTAATAAACCGCATTATATATTAGATACTGCAGGTAATAATAATATTAATGATCTTGTTCTTGCAGAACTTCCTGGATGGGATAGTTATTTAGTTGAACAATTAGTTCACAATGATACTTTTGCAGCAGGAGATGATTCTATTTTTGATCTTGGACAAAAAGTAGATTTTTCTGTTAATCAAATTGTTGTTACAGGTACAAATAATAAATCAGTACAAGCAGGAAACCCTGCAGGAACAGGTACACCTAATGATACAGATTTTGTGCCTGGGGATTATCCTTCTACATTACCATCAGTTACAGGAAATAGTTTTCAAATTTATACAGATACAGCAACTAATACAACAGTTATTGCAATTGGTGGTTTATCTATTGGTGATGAAGTTACTGTAACAATTGAATCAAGAAACCCTGTTAATGTTCGTTGTGGAATTCTTGAATCATTTGGTGATTTGCTTATTGCAGGTGATTTAACAGAAATTGATTCAACTAACGCAAATAAAATTATTCGTAGACTTTCAGGTGTAGTTCGTACTTCAGATGTTGCAGTTCCAGGCTCTGTACCAAATAATTGGAATCCATTTGCAGCAGGAGTAAGTACAGCTGATGAATTTACCTTGTCAGAAACAAATGTTATTCAAGAAATGAAATCATTACAAGGTAACATGTATATTTACAGTACAGATAGTATACACGTTATGCGTCTTACAGGTAATCTTGCAGCGCCTGTTTCATTTTCTCCTAATACAGACGAATATGGTTGTCTTACAACGGGTGCAGTAGTAGAGTATGATGGCAAACATTTTGTAGTAGGCTCTGATGATATTTATAGCTTTGCAGGAAGTGCAAGTAATATTAAATCTTTATCTCATAAAAGAATTAATCGTTATTTTTATAATAACTTAAATCCTATCCATGAAAGACAATTGTTTACGCTCCAAAACCACCAAGAAGAAGAAATATGGATTTGTTATCCAACACTAGCTTCTACTGGAGGTGAATGTGATGAAGCACTTATTTGGAATTATAGAGATAACACTTGGACAATAAGAGACCTTGATGCAGTTGCAGCAGGAGATGTTGGGCCAATTAAAGGTGGCGGTATTCCTACAGCAACTATTGCAGCAACAGGTAATAGTGGAAATGCAGGTTATACTAATCGTGGTAAACATGAAATACAAGCAGTAACTATTAATGGTAAAACACCAAAGAAAACAATAGGCACTAAAGCTATTAAAACAATATCAATGTCAACTTTTAGTAATTTTACAACTGATATTAAAGAAATTGTTAATTTTCAATTTGTTGGAGATAGTGGGCCTAATACTGTTAATGCAGCAAGTACGTTAACTTTTCCATCTTCTACTACATTTACTTATGATCGTAATAAAACTACACACCTTGATGGTGGTGCTAGTGCAATTATTAACGGTGATAGCAGTATTGGTAGTGTTAGTTTTCCTGCTAGTGCTATACTTGGAACAAGTTATGCAGATGGTGCTACAATTACAATGACACAATTTGTAGCTGCAGTTCGTGATTACATTAATGCAAATAATGCATTAGCTGATTTTACAGCAACAGCGTCATCTAATGTACTTACATTAACATCAGATGTTCCTGGGCCTCGTGCATTTAGTGCTTCTACTTTTGCAGTATCAGGAAGTGGTTCAACAAGTAATATTACTATTGCATCTACAGTTACAGGAATAGGTGTATTTGGAATTACAGCAGCGCTTAGCCCAGCAATTTCAATTACATTGTCAGCACCAGCAGCAAGCGGAATTCATCCAGCATTTAGTGAAACAATTACTGTTGCAAAAAATCTTACAAACACTAATCAAATTCAAACAGATGTTGTTTCTAAATTACAACAACTTAATGTTTTTAAAGATGGACATGCTGATCAAATCTATCAAGT